TCATCATACGATCATATCCAGCGACACAGACTTCTATCAACTGTTAGCAGACAATGTCAATCAATACAATGGTATCAGCGATGAATTACATACGCTCAAAGGTATCTTTGACAAGAAAGGTAAACCTGTCATAGACAAGAAAACCAAAGAGCCCAAGAAGATACCGGATCCCAAATTCATCCTATTTGAAAAATGTATGCGTGGTGATCCCACTGACAATATATTTTCAGCGTTTCCAGGCGTGCGCACCAAAGGTAGTAAGAACAAGGTAGGGCTTGAAGAAGCCTACCAAGATAAAGACAAGAAAGGTTATAATTGGAATAATCTGATGCTACAGCGTTGGGTAGATCATAATGGCCAAGAACATCGCGTGTTGGATGACTATGAACGCAATCGTGTCTTAGTTGATCTTACCGCACAGCCAGATGCGATCAAAGTTAAAATGGCAGAAACTATCGCCCAGGCACAGCGACCCAAAAATATACCAATGGTAGGCTCTCATTTTCTAAAATTCTGTGGCAAGTATGATCTGGTTAAATTAAGTGAAAATGCCAGCAATATAGCTGAATTTCTAAGTGCGGGATATCCACAGAAAGAAACAGCATGATAGCGGATGGAAAATTCCTAGCATTAGATTTGGAATTAAATCAACCTAGTGGTAAAATAATACAGGTTGGTGTGGCCATAGGTGATAAGAACACACGCTTTGAGGACTATGTGGTCCGTAAATGGTATATAGATCCACAAGAACCTATCAGCGAATTTATCACTGAACTAACTGGTATTACTGATAGTGATATACGTGCAGAAGCATACAGCCATGAACATGTTGCTCGCGAGCTTAGTGAACTAATTAAAGAGCATAAGGTCTTTATTAACCCTGTGACCTGGGGTGGTGGTGATAGTGGTGAATTACTACAAGAATTCAGCAAAAACCATGTGGATTTTCCGCATTTTGGCCGTCGTTGGATCGATGTCAAGACTTGGTATACATACTTGATGCTTACACGTGGAAAAGCACCTAGTGGTGGATTGGCGTCGGCTATGGGCTATTTCAAACTGCATTTCAAAGGTAAAGCACATAGGGCTGATGTGGATGCGGCCAATACCTTGGCATTATTTTTTAAATTATTGGATAGACAGGCTAGGTTAGAAAGCATATTAGACAGTGCAAAAAGTATTTGACTTTAATCAAAAACCTAAATATAATATATTATGAATGAAGAAATCAAGAAATTAGCAGAACAAGCAGGATTACCTACACATATAGGTTGGTGTTATGGTAAAAACATCGAACACTTCTATCGTTTGGTTGGTGAACGCTGTGCTGACATGTGTGGTAGCCAAGCTGATCAAAAAAATCTGCGACGTCATTTTGGATTAGATTACTATGATGGCCCTACACACTATCAGGACACAAGGCATCAACAAACACAGTATGACTGGAGCAAACACTACATTGAGGACAAAAAATAAATGGCTTGGATTATAGATAAAACGTTTGAATTCTGTTATGGACACAGGGTTTGGACACAGAAACTAAATGGTGAATATGCGGCAGACTTGAAGTGTGCTTGCCGTCACCTACATGGACATGAAGGTAAGATGCAGGTTTATCTAAAGAGCCTAGACGGCAACTTAGATCAGACAGGTATGGTAACTGACTTCCGACATCTTGAATGGTTGAAGAAATGGATCAATGAGTATATCGATCATCAGTTTATTGTAGATCGTCATGATCCATTATATGATCAATTACTTGGAGGTAGTGTGCTATATCCCGTAACTATCCCAGATACTGATAAGGTAGCTGGGGTATAAGATTGACTTAGGTGGATTAGAGCCCAACACACCAGAGTATGAATATTACGAAGGATTCTTGATAGTAGACTTTGTGCCAACTAGTGAAAACTTATCCAGCTGGATGGCTGACCTAGTAGATGCAAAGATGAAGAAACTTAACGTAACTGTTGATCACATTGATTGGTGGGAGACTCCTAAGAGTCGTAGCGTATTTTACAAATGACCATGACAGTATTCATCTTACTAGCCTTATTTGGCATCAAGCATTTCATCGCTGACTTCTTGATGCAGTATGACTACATGCTCCGTGAAAAAGGCATCTATGGTGCTACAGGTGGCTTACATCATGCTATGATACATGCTAGTTTTACTTTCTTAATTCTAGTGTTCTTTTGCTCTAATGCAAACGTAGTTATCCCACTTTCTTTCGCGGACTTTGTCCTGCACTATCATATAGATTATTTTAAACAGAAATTGAATCAGGGACTTACCTCAGTAGATCGTATGTTCTGGGTTTGGCTTGGCGCGGATCAAGCTCTGCACTATTTAACTTACGTAGGAATTATCAGTTATGTCACTCTTGGCTAAAGCAATCGTCAAAAATAAATGTTGGGTAGTTGAGGATAATGGTTACCAGATTGGAACTATCATGGCTAACCCACAAGGTGTAGTTTATTCTCATGATCAACGTAAAGAACAGTTCGCTAGCCTTAAATTACTCAGCGACAAATATAATATCATAGTAGACAAAACACCNNNNCAGTAGAGGAAATGCAAGAACGCTTAAGGATCGCAAATGGAGCACTCTTTGGAACAACAATTAAGCCTGCATCTGAAGAACTTTAATAATAAGATTAAAGTTCTAAATCAAACTGGCGCAAAAGATCTAACACTAACCGCAGTAGAAGCACGCAACATTCATAGCGAAATCTTTGAACTATTGATGCAAATACAAGAGCTTGCACGTGTTAAGAAAGAACAAGCAAATGAAGTCATTACTGTCCAAGTTGGTGGCGGTAAATTCTAATTATATACTCTGATAATTGGCATAAATATATATGGAGAAACATATATAATGTCAAGACCAAAACCCAATGTGCTATTAGAGCACGTTAATAAAACAAATTACAAAAGTGATCAGATTCTGAGTTCAGAAGGTATCTGGGCGGTGTTTTTTGATAGCCAACCTATTAATCTCAAAACACAAAATATGTTAGTCGCCTACCCAGGTCCTAAGTATAAGAAAGTCAGTTTCAGCAATCCTGGTCATGCAATTAATCTCGCTAAAAAGCTCAACACACTTTTTAAAAGCGATAAGTTTAGTGTAGTATTACTCAAAGCTGGCGATCAGATCTATCCTTAATCATGGCAAAACGCACTGCTGAATCATTGCAGAATGTATGGCAGGCCCGATTTCAACAGCACACCCTGAATCCGTTTACTAGTGATCCCAAACTTGGCCTGCGCTATCAGAGATTTGACAATCCCGCCAGCTGGTGGCATAATCCCGTAAACCCAGATAGCCTGCGATTGACACGCCCGGCATTTAACATGCTGAACAAAAATTCAGAGATAAAAAATTGGCATTTTAAATTACCTGCACCTTTGGTTACCAGGGCTTTTATCCAATTGGAAAAACATTTCACCAGTCCTTATTATATTGCTACCCATACCAGCATTTATGTATTCAGTGAGCAGGATTCGATCATGTTGGCCTTACATGGCTCAAATCTACAGCAATATCTTGACAATCTAAGTCAGTGATGTTATACTGTTTTATATGTTTGAATATGTCGCCACCCTAGTAGGTATGCAACAGGTCGATGAAGTTCTATTGGCCAAAGCCCAGGCCAAAGAAATCAATCGAGCCCAGATAGTCCAGACTGCTCCCTTCAGCACTTGCTCCTATAAAGACGACGTAAAAATCAAAGAATGCCTCAAAGCCAAGTTCAAATTCCTTGAAAAAACTCCTGATCCCTATGATGATATGTGGGATCCAAATTGGGTAAATAAACCTTAAAAAACAACGATTTATAAGTCATTGATTATAAACAACTTCTAAAAATCACTTATTTTTTGGTTGACTTTTGGTTAAAATTCCTGTATAATACTACGTATAGACAATAAAAAAGGAGTTAGACAAATGGCAACTAGAGAAGAACAATTACAGTGGGAACGTCAATGTTACGGTATGACTAAAGCACAATTAGATCATATGGTAAAAACACAGGCTTTTCCAGGCACAGAATTAATGTTCGCCGCAGGCATGTTAAGTGATGCACAACAGATCATGGACCCAGAATTTAACGCTGATGGTTGGGTGAGCCCACAAACAGCCAATCAGGCTCGTCAGTATATCAACTGCGCCAAGGCCATCATGTTTGATGTCATGGACCCATCACGTCGTGGTGCAATGAAAGAGACTGCCTAATGGACAAGTTTCTATACTTCGCAACCGTGCCAAAAGAGATCCAAGAACTCTTGGCCCAATATCGTAGCCCAGAGAACGAAGCCAGTATATGGA